TGAAATTTAGAAAGAGTTTTATCTCTTTCTAAATTTCATGCTACATTTGTTGCCCCTGAGAAGGCAATACCACTATAAGTGGTTCTCAGTTAATTCCTTACTGTCACCTAACCGGTGATTAAAAAGGACTGACGGTGGAAAGCCGTCATTTGTCACATACACGGATGTGTACTCCTAACTAGATTGTCCCTACCCTTAAGTCGGAAGCCAGAGTTTAGTTCTGAGTGCTTCTGTTACCTTTGGATGGTAAACCGTCTACTTCGACTCATTAATCCGAGTTTGTGACACCCTGTGCCTATGTTCAGTAAATGATAGGTAGTTTGAGGTGATCTAAAAACCTTCCAAGTCTCCGCAAGTGACGTCAATGATCTGAAATTTATTTTAGACGTTTGAGATGGTGAATGAAGACTTAATTGTCTGTCCTCACTCATCTTTAATCTTGAGTAAGTCAGTGATTTACTTGCGTTATCCTAGATGATTATGCTAGGCTTATCGTTTTCTACAACACTATGATGCAAAACCGGAACAGCTTTATGCTGTAACCCGTGAGCGTTTCAAGGTCTTTGCCCTTGATCCTAATCTTGTTGCTATATTTCGTGTCGTTTCAAGTCATTTTATTAATACTTTTTGACTTGCCTAAACAATGATGTCTTGTTTGGGAAGCTGCTTTTGCAGTTAACTAATAATGTATACCAGAGGATGTAATCCCCTTCCAGTTACCCCTTGTGTTTTGAAGCTTTCTTACGTAACTTCGTGACATTCGGCCTGGTTCTAACATAGATGTTTGATAAACTTTCGAACTATCACTATGAAAGGTGCTGCGGTACCTTACTTGAACCCGCCGTCTAACACGGACATCGATAGATTGTGTAGAATACTACGTGTGATGTAAAATTCCACGCGTTGACCACATTGTCAGACCCTTGAAAAGGTCCATTTGATAGACTGGAGTCAAAGTCCATACCGCCATGTTTTTTACTTTATTAAACAACGACTTCCCCCCCGCCCTTAAGGCATCTGAGGACGTGCATGGTATGAGCACGCCCTTCCAGGACACTGAAATGTCCTTCCACCAACAAGACCAGCAGTTTCTGCTGGAATTACCGGTGAGTTCGTTTCTGTCCCAGCAAGCAAAGCGCAACCAGCGCAATGCTCGCAAACTGAACAAACGGCAGGCTCAACAGCCTGAGACCCCTCTCCGAGTTCAAAGCTTGGAGACGGCTTTAACGACGTATCGCGACTTGCGCGGAACCCCGAAGCCCCAGAAAACGCGTACTGCGTTCTGGGTGTCGATGGGTCCCAAGTCAATTTGTGGCAAGTACTTTGACTTGTCCGTTGAAGCGGATGCGTTCACTCACTTCTGTGAGTCCTTTGCGATTGGTTTTTACCAACTGTGCCGTGCCCAAACGTGGCCAGATTCGATGGTGGCTATTGCCGCCATTTCGAAAATGTTCGATTGTCAACTCCAAGTTGACCTTATGACGTTTGTGTCGATCTCCGCCCTGTTACGCTACTATTTTCCCCCAGAGAAGAAAGCGTCGCAAGATGGGCTTGAGGTCCAAGGCATGGAGCAATGGGCCCTTCCAGCACTGGATGGTGCTGAGGATTGGTTGGAGTTCTACAAGAACATCAAAAAGTCCAAGGCATACACGAAAGTGTACCGCTTTTTCATGTACGGCCTGTCTCTTTCCCTGTTTGACAAAATGGGTATTGACATGGACGTATTGAAGTATGAACCGATTGCACAAGAGGCAATCCGCGCGAAGTACCACATTGGTGAAGACTTTGTCATCACCATGTTGGACACTCTCGTGTTTGTTTGCCGAAGAGGCTATCAATGCTTCAAATCCGGTTCCTTGCAACCCCTCTATCATTCAGGTAGTAGGTATCAGGAATGGTTTGACAAGGCGGAACTCTTGAATCGCCGAGCGTTGCAATTGTGCAATGCGAAAGCGCATGGTTTTGACAAGTTCACATACTTGTCGGACCTAAAGAGTACCATCGAGCAGGGAGAATCTATCCGACGCAATGTTTTGCAGAAGGAAGATAAACTCCTTGTTCAACGCCTACTTGGCACTTTGAAACTCAATCTTGACAATGAAACGACCAAGCGTGCTGCTCAAAAAGTGCGTGCGGCTCCGTTCGCGATCCTCGTGCATGGCAAGTCTAGTGTAGGCAAGTCGTCCTTTGTGGACATTTGCTTCAAACACTATGGCAAAGTACGTGGTCTGTCAACAGATTCGGAGTATCGTTATGTGCGGAACCCTGCCGAGCAATTCTGGTCCGGTTACGACACATCTAAATGGTGCATCGTGCTCGATGACATTGGTTTTTTGTCCCCGAGTCTTGGCACACTAGACCCGTCTCTGCAGGAGTTATTGTATGTTCAGAATAACACACCATACGTTCCTGCACAAGCAGAATTGTGCGACAAAGGTCGTACTCCTGTTATGGCGGAATTGGTTATTGGAACCACGAATACACAGCACTTGAATGTGCATGCGTATTTTTCGTGTCCACTGGCCGTTCAACGTCGTTTCCCCTACGTTCTAACGATAGAACCGAAGGCGGAATATCAAACGGATGACCGTCCAGGAATGCTTGCGTCACATTTGCGTCCGGAATCAACACCCGGCGCTTATGATGATCTTTGGATCATTCATGTGAGGCGTGTGGTGCCCATTGATAAACCTGGCGTAGAGCAAGGGAGATTGGAGCATGTGGCAACTTTCACCACAATGCGTACCTTTCTTCCGTGGTTTAATAGCCAGATTTTGGAACACCACCGCATCCAGGAGATCGTTCGCGAAAGTCTGGAACATGCTGGTGATGTAAAAGTCTGTGCTTGCAATATGCCTATGAAATGGTGTACGTGTGCCGAAGTGCAATCTTTGGAACACGATTTGTTCGGTGAAAGAGAGGCTAATGCCGATCTGCATGCCGTCTATCAAAGTACACTTTTGGCAGAACAAGAGTACAATGGCACGGAGTTGACTGCTCAAAATCTCTTCTGGAGTTCGAGCTTTGTCACCCAGTGTGTCATGTTGTGGTACATGCACCTGTATGTATGCATCCACTGTGTGCCTTTTCTCAACGCAATCTTTTCCCTCCTTTTTGGTGGGAATTGGTTTTGGCGTTGGGTCATGGCCAGCTCTTATAAAGCTGAGATCACACGAGATGTGTTCAAGTTCATGGGCCGCCACGTAAAAGCACGATTTGGCAATGTCAAGAAGCTAGCAGTAATTGCAGCGAGCTTGGCAGCGTGCTACGCGATTTATCGTGGTGGTGTGTCCCTTTGGGACATGTGGCGGCGAATGGACACTCAGGGTCAAATCCATACCGTGATGGTGGACGAGCTTGGAAAAGCTCCCCAACCGGACGGTTTGAAGCGGCCTGAAGTGTCATATGCTGACCCTCTGTCTTTCAATGTGTCAGACTTGTCACAGACTAGTCTGTGCTCGAAAGGCCGTGATCCTGAGGTGATTCGGAAGCACATTGAACGCGCAACCGTTGTTCTTCACACACGCGGTGATAAGTTACGTACTGTCACTGCGTTGAATGTCCGCGGAAGTGTGTATATGTGCAACAATCACGCTATCCCCGCAGAAGGCAACTTCTACGTGGATGTGGTTGACGAAGAAAATTGCAATATTCGCCCTGGCGTGAGCAATGTCTTAGTCACCCAATCAATGGTGCAGCGGTATCCGAAACGAGACCTGGCGTTCATTCGCTTGCGCGTGCGACCACCGGGTACTGACTTAACGGAGTATTTCGCTTCAACTACGTACGCCGCAAAACTCGATGGAGAGTATGTGGGGCGTTACGTGGATGGGCGTATTTGGCGCCGTCCGGTCAGAAACATCCAAGCGACATACCATTATTGGGTGTCACATGGAGGTTCCGTTGAAAATCGGACATGGTCGGGAACTGTGGAAACTCCCACAGTTGATGGCAATTGTGGCACACTTCTGTGGTCCAATACACCAAAAGGCTTTGTGTTCCTCGGTATCCACACGTTGGGTAAAGGTGACACAGTTGCAGCGCTCGCCGTCTCGAAAGAGGAGGTGAATGCCGCCTGTGAGATCCTTGAACCGAAGTACGTGAATCGTGGTGAGATAACCATTTCTGCACCATCTAAAACACGTGCCTTAGGACCATTGCATCCGCAAAGCACGGTGCACACTAGTAATCCTGGTAGTGCGCGTGTTGTCGGATCCTTTTTGAAGGAGTTCCGTCAGCAAAGTAAGACTAATGTTGGTCTGACTTGCATTGCTGCGGCATGTGAAGCACGTGGATTTTCCATCGAGCGCACACGACCTGACATGTCGCGTGTCCCATGGCGACTAGCATTGAACGACATGACGCGCCCTGTAACACTCTTGAATGAAGACATTCTGGAGGAGGCTGTTGCCGACTTCGAAAATGTCCCACAACTAGAGTTGGGTGCGGTACATGTGTATCCGCTTGCAGTTGCTCTTAATGGAGCACCAGGTGTCACGTACTGCGACAAGTTGAACCGTAAGACAAGTGCCGGGTGCCCTTATAAGTGCCCAAAGAAACGCTTTTTACGCTTTGTCGACGAAACGACATCAACTGATGTGGATGTTGTCGATGAGATTAAAGGCGAGATCACTCGCATTATTGCGACGTATCAGCGCAAAGAACGTGTGCACCCAGTGTATTGTGGTCATCTTAAGGATGAGCCCGTAACGTTCGAGAAGGCACAAGCCGGTAAGACGCGTGTTTTCACGGCATCTAGTTTAGCACACACTTTGGTGGTGCGGATGTACCTCCTGTCTGTTATTGTGCACTTGCAGAATAACCGTTTTACGTACGAGCTGGGGCCAGGCACTATTGTGCAGTCGCTTGAGTGGCAACGTATTTATGAATTCATTACAGAATTCGGACGTGAGCGCATTGTGGCCGGTGATTACAGCAAGTTCGACAAGCGTATGCCCGCTAATGTAATATTGGCGGCATTCGGCATCATCGAGAGGATCTGCACACGTGCTGGGTATACCGATGATGAGCTGAACGTCGTGCGCGGTATTGCGTATGACACCGCTTATCCGGTTGTCGACTTCCATGGCGATTTGATCGAATTTTACGGAAGCAACCCATCTGGACACCCTTTGACAGTAATTGTCAACGGGTTGGCAAACTCACTTTATATGCGTTACTGCTATATCGTGTTGCGTCCTTTGGGAGAGGCTGCGCGCCCGTTCCGTGAGAATGTGCGACTGATGACCTATGGTGATGACAACATCATGGGGGTTTCTGAAGCGTGTCCGTGGTTTAACCACACCGCAATCCAGACCACGTTACAAAACGTGGACATCGGTTACACAATGGCAGACAAAGACGCTGAATCTGTCCCGTACATCAACATCGACCAAGCCAACTTTTTGAAGAGGACTTGGCGGTGGGATCCTGAAGTGCGAGCATTTGTGGCGCCACTTGACCGAACATCTTTGAACAAGATGTTGACAGTGTGTGTGCAGAAGGCGAATGTTTCGCCTGAAGCTCACGCCGTTGAGGTAATTGGCACAGCGGTGAGGGAGTTCTTTTGGTACGGGCGCGAAGAATTTGAGGAAAAGAAACTCATGTTGCAAGAAATTGTAAAAGAGTGCAACCTCGAAGTCTACGTTGCCCCGACCACCTTCCCCACTTGGGAAAGTCTAGAGGAACAGTTTTGGGCAAACTCTAGCCACGTGTGTGAAACACGTGATGCCCTTGAGTCTGAGCTTTGACGCCAGGCATGGGAGAGTGAACTTCCATTAAACAAATCACTGGTGTGTGGTCTTGTAAGCCCTCACCAGATTAGTATTACACCGAAAACCCAAAAACAAGGAGGCGGTGCCCGAAAATGCGCCGTAACCGAGTCTGTGGCGGAAAAACCACAGGGCTTTACTGGCAAGCAATGTCAGTCTCCTCCTTTACAGGATGAGTATTCGATGAGTTCACGTTCCACACATTCAAGATGGGCGAAACGGCGTGAGACACGAGCTGGGAGCCTGAGTATTTCAGAGCTACCGGATTGTGAGCCGATTCTCCACCGCCAAGATGCTGAACAGGACGTTTCAGAACCGTGTATGCGGTGTATGTTACAGTCTCTCGGCATGGATGTGCAAGCGGACGTTATCCCCTCTGTTGAAACGGGTGTCACGAGCGACCAGCGTCAAATCGTAACATTCCATGATACTAATCCGGGTGACCACGCTGGAATAGAGCGAAGTATTGATCCGTCAATGCACGCTGATCAAACCCCGAACGCAGATTTGCGCGATTTCTTTTCGCGCCCTGTCCGGATCGCCTCGTTTACGTGGAACGAATCCGATGCAGTCGGTACCTCTCACACGTACAATCCGTGGAATTTATATTTCTCGGACGCGCGTGTCAAGTACAAGTTGAACAATTTTGCGTTTATTCAAGCTGAGTTGGAGATCAAGATTTTGGTCAATGCGTCTCCGTTTTATTACGGTCAGATGCTGTGTGCCTATCAACCACTCCCCGGCTTGACCCCGAGCACCATTACTAATGATGCCGGGACCCGGTACTTTATCCCATACTCGCAACGGCCACATGTTTGGTTAGAACCGACCGGAAACAAAGGCGGATCGCTTACGTTACCGTTCTTCTACCACAAGAATTGGCTCAATGCACAGTCTGCTCAAGATATGACAGACATGGGACTTTTGACATTCCTGAACTATACCACTTTGGCCTCGGCAAACGGGGTCTCTGGTTCAGGTGTCACAGTATCGGTTTTTGCACATGCGAAGAACGTGCGGTTGTCAGGTCCTTCTGTGGGCCTTTCAGTGCAGAGTGACGAGTATGGTGAGGGTGCCGTTTCAGGCCCCGCATCTGCAGTTGCAAACGCCGCGCGTTGGTTCGAAGACATTCCAGTCATCGGACGATTCGCTACGGCCACGCGAGTGGGTGCTTCAGCGGTGTCTAATATCGCGTCATTATTTGGCTGGACAAATGTTCCTGTCATTGAAGACACGATGCCGTATCGGCCAGAACCGTTTCCTCATATGTCTTCGACACAAGAGGGGTACCCAGTCCAGAAGTTGACACTTGATCCCAAGAACGAGTTGACCGTAGACCCGCAAATCGTGGGTCTTCCTTCAAAAGACGAAATGAACATTGTTCACCTTGCAAAGCACGAATCTTATTTGTGCACAGCGACGTGGGCAACTACTAATGCCGTCGATGACATTTTGTTCTCATCCCGAGTTGGACCCATGATGTATGACAACGACGCCCAGACGAACTCGAAAGTGTACATGACGCCGATGTGCTGGTTAGCCAAACGTTTTGGTAACTGGCGCGGAGACCTCGTGTTCAAGTTCAAGGTAGTCGCCTCACCGTTCCATAAGGGACGTGTGCGGGTGTCATTTGACCCTTCAGGGTACTCTGGTGAAAACATTATCTCTGATGCCGTTTCCACGAATGTGGTCTTTACGGATATCTTGGATCTTGATGGCACGAATGAAGTAGAGTTCACAGTGCCCTATCAACAGGCTACCGCGTACTTGAATGTGCGCCCCAATGTGGGAGCTACCAATATCAATTGGTCCACATCTCTGTCACCGACCTTCGCCTATGACCCCCTGTATGACAACGGGACGATCACTGTGCGTGTGTCGACGGCATTGACAGCACCTGTTGCTAGCTCGACGGTCTCCATTTTGGTCTCCGTCCGTGCTTCAGATAATTTCGAGCTCGCGAATCCGAGTGATGAGTCCCAGTTTTTAACAACATGGGCGGTTCAGTCGGACACGATCGAAACTACTATTGGCAACAAACAGGGCACGAGTCTCCCTGAACAAAACCTTATTAACTTCGGTGAACGGGTGGTCTCAATGCGTCAGTTGTTGCGCCGCACCACATGGGTGAGTGCTTCAACAATACCTGCTGACACGACGCATCAGTTTGTCATGTTCCGGAAACTTTTTACTAAGATACCGGGCATGTACGGGTACGATACCGGAGGGATCAACTCGGCGAAAGGCCTTGTAGTCCCTGCGAGCAACTTCAAGTTTAATTACTCGTTGGTGCATCCACTTTGCTGGCTTTTGCCGGCGTTTGTGGCGTACCGTGGCTCGACCAACTGGACATTCAATGCTCTGGGCGGCGGCCAACCTGTGGAACATATGCGTGTTATTCGTAACAACCGTCCATCCACAGCAGCTTCGGAAATCATTACTACCATGACACCAGGCACTACTAGTGCTAATGCGTCGTGGTTTTATGCAAATTTCCTGGCCGGTAGCGCCGGTCAAGCACTGACAAACCAGCGAACGAATGCTGGTTTAGCCGTACAGTGTCCCAACTATTCGGCGTATAAGTTCCAGAGTACTAACCCTGCGAACTATACAACGCCAATAGCGGCCGACGGTTCCCTCTACGATCAGTTCCAATTGGAGCTTTTCTTGAGTGGTACTGGTTCAGGCCCGACACCCGCCAATACGATTCTTAATTCGTATGTGGCTATCGGCACTGATTTCGGTGCACATTGGTTTCTGAATGTGCCTACTTTTTGGCTCTATTCGGCGAACCCAACAGCTAATTAGCTGAACCCAATCCCCATTGGAAGGGAGAGGGTGCTGCCCATAGGAAGGCAGCTGAGCAGACGTCTCAGGGACTAGGTTCCCGAAGGACTCCCCGCACGGTGGGGGCTCGCACACTCGATTGAAGAGTGTGTTGGTACCGCGCAAGTTTTATATTAGATTTACTCATTGAGGGTTTTCATTGTGGAGCTTGCGCTTCACATACCTGGTAGGTCACGAACAGTTTGTTCCCCTTGAGAGGGGGGCCCAACCTGCAGTCGTGGATTCCAGTCTTTTTACCTCAAAACTGTGACCTTTTATATCTTGCAACGCGTGAATCGTGAAGC